TTATCTCGTGTTCCATTTGATATAACCAAATCCAAAATCTTGGGTCTGTGAAATGTAGGATAGCATCTGGTTTTTCTATATTTATTATCTGCCTTAATAAGTCTGGATTTCCATAACCAGTTGTTGGATATAAAATACAAGATGAACCTTTAGGTAACTCAAAATTCTCATCACTCTTAACTACTACTCTTTTACCTTCATCCGGATGTTTCACCGCACCGGCTACTTGTACCCAATCATATTTATGTAATGTACCTACTACAATTTCTCTTGACATTCTAGCTATACCAGAATGCATTCTTAAATCATCAGCAAGTAAAAGTATCTTTTTTCTACTCATATAACCTTTTCCTTTAATTTAAAAACTACTGCCCGATTCTTTCAACTCAACATAATTGTTTACCTTATCTCTAAAGTCTTCATCCTTTATATATAAAGTAACACATCTATTTACAAGTTGTTGTAAATTTATATTATCATCTAAACTAACATGTTTAAAATCATTATATAAATCTTTTACTATTTTTACCGAAGTTAATTTTATATCTGTTTTAATTGCCATAACTATATATACATATATACATAATGAAGAAAACCTTCATTTTTAATTAATTATTATATATTTTTTTTCAAATTTTTTAGCATAATTTATCGTAGACATAGTACCACTTGATTGTTCACCTCGTGGAACAAAAGCCGCTATAACATCACTTGTACCTGCTATAATTTTATTTCTCACATGATAATTCTTTGGACTATATTGTTTACCATATCTCGATTCAGGTAATGTACAATATAAATTGTGTGTATGATGTGCTGGTGGATATTCTTCATATTGTAAACCTAACTCTAATGCATATTTTTTAGCGTATTTATCAGCACCATCTTTAGCACCACCACTAACTATTGTAGTATTTTCTCCATATTCTTGTTTCAGTTTAAATATGAAATCTTTAATCTTTTTTTTGTTTTCATATCTTCTACTTCCTACAATTCCCACTTTCATTTTATTCCCCTTCTATATTAAATCCAAAACTAAATCTATTACATTTAGAATAAACACAATGCCAATAAAAATCTCCAATTTTATCTGAAACATCGAACATTCTAATTGTCCACCCTTTCTGGTCATAAGTTGTTATTATTTTATTTGTCTTATTATCTTTATATCTAAAAAATGATTTACCATTTTCATCAGCATAAGTTACATATATTCTTGTACCCTTTTTACCTTGATTGTTATGCCAACCCATATAATAATTAGGTTTATACCAAAATCCACCAGATTTTTTGACATTGTTATTCGGAAATTCACTTTGTAACACATTTTTAACAACATCCATTTCTTGATAAAAACTTGTTCTACTATTTGTTGGATTAAACATTAAAGGTATTTTTTTATCTTTAAATAATAAATTTGTATGTAAGTCCTTATATTCAAAAAGAGATACATGTTTAGAATCTATCCCCCAACTAAAACCTTTTTTGATATTTTTTTTCCAAGCTTTTTTTAAATCTTCAGACCATTCATCAAAAGGTAATTGTTTACCATTAGTAGCAGTAAAAATAGATTTATCAGTAGACAATAAATTTTGATTATTATAATCAAAAATCATTCTATCGAGTAACTCTTCAGAAACAAAATAATTTGAATTTACTTGTACATTTTCAAAAAATCCATAGTCACTCATTGAAAAATTTGTTCTATACTCTTCATAATAGTTTTCTTGAATAACATCATTACACATCAAAGATACATCAGATAAAAAAGTATCTAACTTTTTATTATTAATTAAAAATTTATTATCTACTTTACTAAAATTATAAAATTTTATCAACTTATTCTCCTATTCATGTAACTCATCACTTCGCGATAACTTTGTATACCAAAATCAATACTACCAAGTGTATGATATCTTGAATTTATACTTTTCATTTCATCATCAGTTATAATTAAAAACCAAACTGAATTAGGTGATTTTCTTATATGAGTTTTTAACTTAAATAATTTTTTTTCGTTTCTTTTGATAAAGGATTTTATTTTGTTTTCGTTTAAATTTTTATTCCAAAAAATTACATTAAATCCTTTTATACTTTCTTCTTTACATTGAATTAATTTATCTATTATATTTTTTTCATCTAATAAAACATCGGATAAATTAAGACATATAGACATATCCATTACTTAACTCCAACACTACAATATTCTGTTTGATTAAATTCACAGAATCTACAAGCTTTCTTACTTGGTTCTGGAAATATTTTTTTAGTGTTATAACTACCATCATCATTAAAAGCAACATCTATAAAATTACCTAATCTCTTACCAACTCGATTCATACTTATCTTACCACTTGCCGGTGCCCATTGTTGTATTCTTTTCTGTGGCCAATCACAATTTTCATATAGTTTTCTCTTTACTATGAAGTATTCAACTTCTATGTTTTCAATAGGAACATCATATTGTTTTGAATAAAATTGTTTATATAATAACAATTGTTGAGTTTTGTTCTCGTCTTTCTTTTGCCATTTGTTCCAACCCATTGTAGATGTTTTTATATCCATTATAGTTATAGTATTAGTAGGTATGTGTCTTATAACTACATCTAAATAACCAATCATTTTAATATTCTTCTGTAAATCTACTTCAATTGGAACTTCACAACCTATAAGTTCATAATTTCTTTTACTGAAATAATCACCTCTCTTTTTTATAAAGAAGTCAATTATTTCTACACCTTGTTCATAAAACTCTTGTAATTCTTCTTTAGTACAGGGTGCCTTTCCTTCAGACTCTTTAGCCTGTTTAAATCCTTCTACCATCTTTTCACGAAGAACCCTATCATAACCAATCATATCAGCTCTCTTAGCCGTGTCGTGATACATAACCTCAAGATACTTTTGAAGTACCTCGTGCATAGCCGTTCCAAATATGAGGAATATATTTGATTCTGATACTCTTAATTTGTCAACATAGTTTAATTTCCACCTATGTGGACATTCTGAAAACATCGATAATTGTGAATACGATATTTTAGTCATTATTTTTACTCATCCATCCGTGTCCTTTTGGTAACCCATATTTGTTTACTCTAACATAAACTATTTTATCAATAGTCAATACTACTTTATCTGCATGTAAACTCCTAACTTCACAAGCTAATGTTACTGAACTTTTACCTATATCTAAAGTTTGCATTCCTATTTCAATAACATCACCAAGTATAACAGGAAACTTAAAGTCTATCTCTGATATTAATTTCGTAACTATAAGTCCCGTATTTAATTCTAAACCTGCATGTATACCACCCTCTTCGTCAATCCATTTCAATAATTGACCACCGTGTAAGTATCCTCGTGGATTTAAGTCTTCGTGAGTTACTAATTTTCTAGTTAAAAATTTCATCATTTACTCCTATGATAATATACGAATAATTATGTATATAAGTCAAGCTTTTATTTTCCCCATTTACCATTTTGAACTATTTGTGCAATTATACCATAACAGGCTAAATCTTTAAACGCATCTATTGATGGTTCGTTTTGTGCTTCTCTATTATTTCTAACCATAAGATTGAGTAACCTTTGAACTTTATCATTGATTCTAACTATTAACCCAACTAAACTTAATCTTTTTTCACTATCTGTCTTTAAAGGTGTTCCCATAGAAATATTTGTCGGACCATAATCCATTTGTTTTTTACAAAATAAATGATATTGTTCAAACTGTAACCTTTGAAACTCTTTTGCTGTTTCTGGATAATGTTTTTCAATATACTCTATTGGACTCATATCTTCATCTTTTTTTGTGTTATCTTTTTCTTTAAAAGATACTTTTACTTTTCTTCTTGATTCTTTTATTGCTTCCATTTAATTAATTTCCTTATTTTTTTAGGTTCTGTACCGTATTTAGTTAGAATATTTTCTACTTCTTCTTTACTAATTAATTCAAGATATTCATTTATATGTGATTTACTACATTCAAAGTGATTTACTAAAATACTAATTAGTTCTTTATCGTATTTCTTATCTTTCTTACCTTTAATGTACTTGTTGAATCTTTTACCTTTTGGTAAAAAGTTACGATAAAATTCATAAACTTCTCGTGGTTCTAATGTCCCAATGGAATATTTCTGAAAGTAATTAACCACTTCAAGAAAATCTTTATCCATTGATAACCAACGATTGATTATAAATGGACTAAACTTCTTCTGTTCATCTTCTGTAAATTCATTCCAATGTTTCTTGTGAACCAACAACTGGTTCA